CGAGATTCCTCTACGTCTCGTGGGCTCGGAGATGTGTATAAGAGACAGGCCCCCCTCCCCTCCGCTCACTCCCCATCGGCTTTTGGCGGGGCGTACTCGGAAGGGAAGGGATCGATTGGGTATCTTTTAAGGTACGCCTATATTGTACCATGATTGTATATGTGTTGCAAGTGGTTTATGCGTCTAAATTAAATAAAATAATGTACGTAAATGTGTTGACACGCTAGGTACATGTCTGTAGTATATGCAGCGTCGAAAGACGAAATGCATATTACATTACACGTCAGGAGGAAAGAAATGGCACATATCACTATACCTAGCTATGTCGAGGTTGATACGCAGCATCGCAGTTTTGTCATGCGCCATGTAAAAATAAAGCTGGGAGATAATCCCATGGTGTATGTCGGCTATGTCGATGATGCCGCTGGCGGATATGACAGTGGTAATAGCTGGGACGTGGTGCAGCCTCTCAAAGTGGGCGATGGTATGGCAATCGTGGCTGCATGCGTGGATGCATGCAGCATGATACACAGTCATGATGCTCACGGCGCGTCTATTAAGTTGATTGATTAAGGGGACTATTATGATAGTATGCGAAGACGGCACTTGCATTTTCGGCACCGACGATGCAAGAGAGTACCTAGCATGCCATGGCGTGCCGAGCTACCACATAGACGATTTTGCTGTGCTGCTCAATCGCGATGAGAATGTCATAGCGGCGCGGGAGTCGGTCGATAGCGATTTGGTCGTGTATGAGGCACAATACGATGAGATATGTTGCATCGTGGACGATATATCGGCATCCATCGATGCGGCGCTGTCCAAGCAGCGCATCATGGGCGCAAGGGAGCTGCTGCGGTCCATACGCGACACGCTTGAGGAGATGACGGGGCGTTAGCGTCGAAATATGAAGATTGCGTGTAGGCATACATGCAAGTGGGAAATAATACTAATCGGCGTATAATGGGTGATGCCGGAAATACCTGACAGAAAGGAACCTATCATGGCACGAAACTATCTTCAGAAGACCTATACCGAGACCATCGTACGCGGTTTCATCCTTGCCGACGGCCAACCTGTACAATATCTTGCAGTTATCAATCGTCGCGTCGGCCTTGCATCCGCGCAAGCTATCGTACGCAAAGATGAGCCGTCTTTCATGGCCGCGTCCGTCGAGGAGCGCACTACCACGTACCGCATGACTTTTGATCGATTCCGTGAGCTTGCCGAGCCCGTCGAGGGCGTCGATGCAGAAACCGACGAAGACTAATACACCTGTAACGGCGGGCGGCGTGCCGCCCGCCATGAAAGAGAGGAAACAACATGGAAAACAACGCTATTGCAATTGTCAACAACCCCTTTGGCATCGAGCGCGGCGGCATGTATTGCAGCCTTGCCGCCGAGACGCAGGACGAACGTTTGGCGGTCTATGCCGCCGTATCAAACGCCGAATCGCTCGATGACTATATCGGCACGCCCATTGACGTGGCAAACGTGGTCATTCAATCCGTTGACGTGGAGGACGAAGACGGCGAGACGCGCGACGCGCTCCGCATCGTGCTTATCGCAGACGATGGAAAGGCGTACGGATGCATGAGCAACGGGGTGCAAACCGCCGTCCGAAACCTCATGGGCATTGTGGGCATGCCGCCGTGGTATCCGTCGATTCGTCTTGTCCCGATGAAAAAGCAGGGACGTAACGGCTACAAATTCACCACTCTTGAGGTTCCCCGATAAATTTAACGACGTCAATGATATCAACGGGCGGGCGCTATGCCCGCCCGTTCTGTTAGGCGGTGAGTCATGACGAAAGCAAATGACAGGGCGCGGGCGGCGGTTGCAGACGCGGAGCGCCGCGCACGTCGGAAGATAAAACGGCTGCAGAATAAGGGCGTCCGTACAGGAGGCATCTCGCCGTTTCGAGAAGTCGATGTATCGGACACATGGGCGCTTAAACGGTACGCGAAAGACCTTGAGCGTTTCGTTTCGCGTCAGACGCGTTATGTGGCAGGATACGACGGCACGCCCATACTGTATGAAACCTACAGGGACTTTCGGCGGCTCGAAAAACGGTACAACGCTGCTCATGCGAAATGGTGGGATACGTACGGCAATCAGTCGTTTATCACGGCGGAGGGCGCATCGGAAACCACCATTGCGGAGCGTAGTCTAGCCGCGCGGTTGAAAGGTATGGCATTCGGCGGCGCGTCGGCGTACCGCGAAACGCCCCCCGAAAAATTACGCGGCGTTAAAGATATAGAGAAACGAAGCGCGATAATGCGCAAGGAACTTTCGCCGTCGTATCAAAAAGAACGCGTGCGCAATCTGCGAAAGAATCTGCTTGCGCACGCGTCCGAATTCAACGATACGCGTATCCCCGAGATGATACGCAAGCTTTCGAATGACCAATTGTTCGCACTTCAGAATTTTACGAATTTCGTGCCTCTTTATTATCGTTATATGACCACCAATGTCGAGGTTACGTTAGGTGAGGATATAGACGCGACTGAATACGATGCACAAGTTCACCACATGATAGATACGATCGAGCAAGTACGCTTGCAGTTCCCCGCAGCGGTCAAGACGTGGGAGACGAAGGGGCGCAAGGGCAAGAAGTCCAAGGCACGGATTAAGGTACATGCGCCGTCGAAAAGTCAGGCCAAGGAAAAAGCGCACGCTTTATACCAAGACGTGTATGGCGGATAATCATGGACTATGCGGCGGATTTCGAGACCACCGTTTCCCCCGACGATTGCAGGGTATGGGCATGGTGCGTCTGCGTGGTGGGCAATCCTGAGGAGATTTCGTACGGCATAGATATAGATGGTTTCATGGAGTTTTGTAAAGAAAACGGCGGTACATACTATTTCCACAATGCAGCGTTCGATTGTGAGTTTATTCTTTCGTACATGCTGCATAACGGTTTCGAGTACAGCGATTCCCCCCGCACTAAAACGTTTAGAACATTAATATCGGCTATGGGCAAATTCTACCAGATGGAAGTATGTTTCGAGAAGAAGGGCAAGAAGAAGCAGAAAAAAGCAGTATTCAAGGACAGTTTGAAGAAGCTCCCCATGCGCGTCGAGCAGGTTGCGAAAGCGTTCGACCTACACATATCGAAACTCTCCATCGACTATGAGGAATACCGCCCTCCAGGCCACGAGCTGACCGACGAGGAGCGCGAGTACATAAAGAACGACGTGCAAATCGTCGCAATGGCGCTCGATAGGCAGTTTAACGAAGGGCTTACGCATCTGACTATTGGGAGCGACGCGTTGAATTGGTATAAAGATGGTATCGGAAAGAAGTGGGACGATTGGTTCCCCAAGCTATCGCTTGGTGTGGACTCGATGGTACGCATGGCGTATCGCGGAGGGTGGACGTACGCAGACCCGCGTTTTCAAGCGGACGATAGGCACCCCGACAGAATCGTAGGTGCTGGAAGCGTTTACGACGTGAACAGCCTATATCCCGATGTTATGTACCATAGACCGCTCCCCATCGGCGAACCGATTTTCTTCAACGGCGAGTACACCCCGAATAGCCAGTATCCTCTTTACATTCAATTCATAACATGCCATTGCAAACTGAAGGACGGGTTTCTCCCCACGTTGCAAATCAAGAACAACCCGTTTTATTCGGAGCACGAATACGTCCTCGATACGAAAGGCACGGTCGAGCTTGCGCTGACGAACATAGACCTCGATATTTTATTGGAACATTACGACGTTACCGTTTTCAGCTACAACGGCGGCTTTATGTTTGAGCAGGCCACAGGGTTGTTTCGCAAGTACATCGACCATTGGATGCATATTAAGGCCACGACTACGGGAGGTTTGCGGCAATTGGCGAAGCTGATGCTCAATTCGCTCTACGGCAAGTTCGCGACGAACCCCGACGTAACCCCGAAGATACCGTATCTTCGCGATGACGGCTCCGTAGGCTATAAGCTGGGGGATAAAGAGACGCGGGACCCCGTGTACACCCCGATGGGATGCTTCATCACGGCATGGGCTAGGTACAAGACCATCACCACGGCGCAGGCTCTTTATCCCCGGTTCATGTATGCGGACACTGACAGCGTGCATGTTCTAGGCACCGAGCCGTTGGGTATCGACGGCATCGAGGTTCATCCGACGAATCTCGGCGCCTGGAAGCACGAATCCAATTTCGTCGAAGCCAAGTACGTGCGTGCGAAGACCTATATGGAGCGTATCAACCAGGTCGGAGCCATGGTCGAAGGCGAGTACACGATGGTTGATGTCGAGGAGCATAACGATATAAAATGCGCGGGAATGCCCGACGAGTTGAAAGGGCATGTGACGTTCGACAACTTCAAGCGGGGGTTGAGGGTTCACGGGAAGCTGCGTCCCCGACACTGTAAAGGCGGCATTGTGCTCGAACGCACGGATTTCACATTGACATAGGAGGTACGCGATGATAGAGAGAAGCTTTCGCTTCGAAGACGATTTGTACGAGGTCATGAAGGAGATAGCCGATGCGGAGGGCATCACCGTTTCGCAGCTGCTCCGCATGTGCGTCAAGCGATTCGTCCGCGAATACTACGAAAGTGTTGATTTCATGGAGGTAATTCTTGGCGATTGATAAATGTACCGCCGAAGCGTAACTTATAAGGCACGGTGACACCCCTTCCGTCTGGAGCGTACAGACCGAGCGGGATTGCCCTGGGTGAAACCACCCGTTCGCGTACTGCGATTGGGGGATCGAGCGCTTCGGGAACGGTAATGTCACTGGACACCCTAGCCCGCGCATGTTCCACACTACATGTGCGGGCGTTCGCATATAGGAGGATATTTATGGAGTTCAAGGACGTTATCGACTTCTTGGCCGAAAAGCTGGACGAATCGGACTATGCGGAAGTGTCCGATGCAATCAACGGAAACGAGAGCATGCACGAGGAATACCGCAACGGCGCGGAAGCCCGCATCAACGAGTACGCCGAAGGCGAGAAGCGCATGACCGAGGAGATTCAGTCCCTTAAAGCGCGCAACTACGATTTGCTCATGCAGGTACCCGCAGGAAACGACGGGGATGGCGTTGTCATGGAGGATGTGGACGATGACGGAACCGTGTACCATATCGACAACCTGTTCACTGACGAAAAGGAGGACTAATGGCCGTCAAGACAGTAAAGACCCTGAGCGCGACCAACGCGCAGATTCTTAACGCAATCCGAACGGACGCGTCGCTGGCGTACCAGCAGCGCATCCCAGCGGCGACGCAGGGAGATATCAGTGATACCGTGAATCATCTGCTCGAATACCGCCCGATGATGAACGAGTTCATCGACGCGCTCGTGAACCGCATCGGCGACGTGGTAATCAAGTCGAAGGTCTGGTCGAATCCGCTGGCGGAGTTCAAGCGCGGCATGATGCAGTACGGCGAGACCATCGAGGAGCTTGCCACCACGCTTCTCCAGGCGAAGCGATACGACCCAAACAAGTGCTACGATGACGTTTTCAAGTGCAGCCCTCCCGACGTCATGAGCAACTTCCACTCCATCAACCGCCAGGACTACTACGAGCTGACCGTCAACGACATGCTGTTGCGCCGCGCGTTTTTGAACGATTACGGCTTGCAGGATTTGGTCGGGCGCATCATGGAAACTCCGTACACGTCAGACTACTGGGACGAGTACCTTATCATGCGCAACCTGTTTGCGGAATACGACCGTATCGACGGGTTCCACAAAATCCAGGTGCCTGACGCGTCCAGCGCGACCACCCGCGCCGAGAAGCAGGACAAGGCCATGGCCATCACCGAAGCCGTGCGCGGCATGATTGGCAAGCTCAAGTTCATGTCAGGCAACTACAACGCGGCGGGCGTGCCGACCTTCACCAACGTGGACGACCTGGTTCTGTTCGTGACGCCCGACTTCGAAGCCATGCTCGACGTCAACGTGCTGGCGTTCGCATTCAACGCGTCTGCGGCGGACGTTCGCGCACGCGTCATCCTCGTGGACGATTTCGGCATCGACGGCTGCCAGGCCATTCTTTGCGACAAGGATTTCTTCATGTGCGCGGACACGCTCATCGACTTCGAGAGCATCCGCAATCCCAAGGCGATTTCGTGGAACTACTGGCTGCACCACCATGGTATCTACTCCGTGTCCCGATTCGTGAACGCGGTCATGTTCACCACCGAAGCGGGCAGCTCCGTCCATGTTCCGTCTGTCAAGACCACTAACGTTACCGTGGCGTTCGCGGCGGGGAAGGACGGCACGACCCCCAAGTTCGCGACGAAAGGCGCACGCACTCGGCTGAAAGCGACCGTGACTGGCACCGTGAACCCTGAAACGCCTGGGTACAGCGTACCGCAGGGCGTGACGTGGGGCATCACCGCAGCGACCAAGCCGCTGTCCGTCGGCACGTTCGTAGACGCTGAAGGCGTCGTACACGTGTCCGCAGACGAGCAGAACGAGAAGATTACCGTCACAGCGACCAGCACGTACATCGACCCGACCGTTGCGATGGGCAAGCAGGAGTACAAGAGCGGCACGCTCAACGTCGGCATCGGCAAGGTTGCCGATTAAGGAGAATAGAAATGGCGCACGAATTTCCCGAGCTTCCCGAGAACATCTACAAGTACGAGAATCAGTTCGACTATTCCGTATGGACTCCGAACACGGAAGTGACGTGCGCCACCGTACCTTGGGACGCCAGCTACCGCGATATAGTCAGGTTCGAGAGCGAAGAGCTGCGCAGGCGCTACTTCGACGAAGTACGCCAATACGGGTACAGCTTCACAATCGGCGGCATGACGTATCTCCGCTACGGCGAACCCGTGCGCGTCAACGCGCCGTTCTCCATGGTCAACCAATGCAACTACCTAATCGTCCGCAATCCCGTGCAGCCCGTGCCTTCCACGGCATCGGGCTACGGGGTTCCCGAGCGGAAGCCCGACACGTTCTATTATTTCATCACGGATATCAAGTACATCGCGCCTAACACCACGCAGCTCAACGTGCAGCTCGACGTGTGGCAGACGTATTACGACCGCATATCTTTCGGCCTGTGCTACGTCAACAAGGGACACATCGGCATCGCCAACGAGAACGCCACCCTGGACAACCTGTCAGAGTACCTTCTCGAACCCGAGGGTTTGGACATTGGCGGGGAGTATGAAGTATGCGCCCAGGCGTTCGAATCGTTCCAGAAGGAAAAAGGGGACGTTGTTGCCGTCATAATGAGTTCTGCAAAATTGGATGGTGATTTGGGGAGTGTTTCCAAACCGTCGCTTGTCACATCCGAAGGCGCAGTGTCGAACGGCATACCGACGGGTTGCAGCTTATACGTATCCGAATCGCCGACAAGCCTGTTCCACAAGCTAGCGGACAAACCATGGATTTCACAATGCATTAATTCGATAACATACGTGCCTGAAAGATTCGTGCCATACGATAAGAACCATTATATCGAGATAGGCGACGGGCTTGACAGAGCGATTCTTTATCCTCTCTCCAGCAAGGTTCTCGACACGCAGAAGTTCGAGTTCCACAACGCGAGGACTGCGTTCTGGCTGCCTGAAAGATACCGCAACCTCAAGAAGTTCTTCACGTACCCGTACACCTGCTATGAGCTTACGTATTCGTCGGGCGGCGAGATAATTCTCAAGCCCGAATGCATCGGCGTGGCGGACGATACGCTCACGCTCCGTGCGGAAAGCGTCGTGTTACCGCCCGACACGCGCATATGCGTGTACCCCGATTCTTATAATGCAGGAGCGGGCGATACGGGTGTGGACGTGACGTACTATCCGCCGTTCCATCCGCCAGGGGCAATCACCCGCCGACTCCCTGGCGGTGAGGGTCTGGACATGTGCCTTACGATTTCCAACTTCCCGCAGGTCGCAATCGTGAACAACATGTACCTGTACTATATGGCATCTACCAACAACTCGCGTGCGTACCAATTCGCGTCCGCCGATTGGAGCCAGCAGAAGGCCATGGCGGGGGCGCGGTTGGCATTCGACCAATCCACGGCTGGAATGAACAATGCACTTGCGAACCAGGAGATTGCGAACGCCGCGAACTGGAAGCTCAACGAGATTTCGCAGGACAAGAATCTGTGGAACGGCTTGCAGACTGGCATATCGTCTGGGGTCGGGGCGATAGGCAGTTTTGCGAGCGGCGATATCGGCGGGGGCGTGGCAGGTTTGGCCAACACGGGTTTGGCGGTCGCGAACACGGCTCTCAACCACGACTGGATTAACATGACCACATCAGCCCAAGTAGGTGCGGCTACTGCGACCACGCAGAACAATGTCGGCCTTCAAGGCTACAATAGGGACACGAATTACGACTATGCGGCGTTCGCGGCGAAGGGCGATTACGAGAACGCAATCGCAGGGATTCAGGCGAAGGTGCAGGATGCCAAGCTCACGCAGCCTACCACTGCGGGGCAGAACGGCGGCGACATGTTCAACATCGCCAACGGGTTCTGCGGCATCTATCTCAAATGGAAGCGCATCAAGCCTGGCGCGATGCGCCAAATCGGGGACTTCTGGCTTCGGTACGGATATTATGTCAACCGATGGGTGCGCCCTCCGCAGGATTTGCGGTGCATGGAGAACTTCACGTATTGGAAGATGCAGCAGGTGCAGATTAACGCCACGATGCCCGAGACGTTCAAGCAGGCGATTCGCGGCATCCTGGAGAAGGGCGTCACGGTATGGTCTTCTCCGTCCATGATAAACAACATCGAGCTGGACGATAACGAGCCGCTAGAAGGGATTTGGTACTGATGGGCAGGAAGAAGGGCAGAAACGTCTGGCAGTCCGCCGAGATGAACAACCTCCAATATCGCATGTACTACGAATTGCTCGAACAGATGGCATGCGCCATCTACCGATGGGAGAACCTTCCCGCAGAGATAGACCAGCGATTTTTAGAGCTGACTCTTTTCAACAGGGGCATGAGCGTATTCTTCCGAGACGAGGAGTACGACGCGTTCTTCGCCACCATGGGAGCACCGTCGGGACAGATTAACATGTACATGAATCCGTTGTCGTATATCGCATACGGCGCGGACGGGTTCCATCGCAATCTCAAAGCCGCCGATTGCGTTCCGATTTGGAACAACTACCTCCGCCGCCCCGACATAAACGCCATGAAGATTTACGCCCGCCGCCTTGCGGACATAGACCGCACGATTGACGTGAACCTCATGACGCAGAAGATGCCCGTGTTCATCACGGTGCCAGAATCGCAACGGCTCACTGTGCAGAACATGATTAAGCAGTACGCGGGCAACGAGCCTGTCATCGTGGGCGCGGACGGAATCTTCGACCCGTCGCAGATGAACTACCTGTCCCCGGGCGCACCCTTCATAGCGCCCGATTTGCTCAAGGCGAAGCAAACCGTCTGGAGCGAGGTCATGACGTACTTCGGCATCGAGAACACGAACGTGAGCAAGGCGGAGCGCGTGCAGAGTGCGGAGGTGGAGGCGAACAACGGGCAGATAGAAGCCAACCGCCTTATCAGGCTCAATTGCAGGCGCGAAGCATGCAAGGAGATTAACCGCAAATACGGACTGGACGTGTGGTGCGACATGAACAAGGACGTGTCCACGGGCAATATGAACACCCTTCTCATGGTCGAGCCCGAGATTCAGAAGGAAGGGGGCGGATTGTGAGCGTGTACGAGGACGGAAGCTGCGAGCTTCCCTACCATCGCGGCGCGGTGTTCACCGTCGAGCTGGGTTCCCTCGTCGAGAACGGATTCGATTTGGGTCTTGACACGTACCCGATTTTCGACGAGGATTATAGGCAGGGACTGAACGCCAAAATCATCGAACACTATTGGTTCCGCGAGATAGGGTTCGAGACCCCTCAGATGTTCAAGCGTTTTCTCAACAGGCGGATGAACGAGATAATGCCGTTCTACAACCAGCTGTACGAAAGCGCGCTGCTAGAGTTCGACCCCATGGCGAATCACCGCATGGACACGTCGGGCGAATCGAGCGGGGAATCAAGGCAGACGAGGGACTACGAACGCACCGAGAACGCCGAGGGTTCGACCTCGAACAAGACCGAGAGCGATGCGAGGACGCTTGTGAGCGCCACCCCCCAGATGCAGCTGTCCGGCAGGGAGGATTACGCGACCAATATCACGGACTCCAAGAGCGAGACCAAGGCGAACGGCACCACGTCCACCGCGAGCGCGGCGAAGGATTCGACCACATCGGGAGCCGACTCCACGGAACGGTACGTCACCAGAGTGAGCGGACTGACGGGAATCACTGGCTCGCAGGCCTTGCAGCAGTTCCGCGACACGTTCCTCAACATCGACATGATGGTTATCGAGGATTTGAACGGGGTGTTCATGGGAATATACACGGACTATTGGAACGCGTTGTAAAGGAGGAACGATGTGCGTATACTACCCGTACATGGGAACGGGCGCGACGTGCAACCAGATTACGACCCCTCTGGTGTACGACGAATCGCTTTCCATCGCGCAGCAGATTGCCTGCATAATGGGCCGGATAAAGGAGATCGACACCAGTTTCGTGCATACGTCTCAATTCGCCGATTTTCTCGAATGGCTGAAAAAAGACCAGGACGCGCAGACCGCCGACATGCGCGAGTACACGGACGCGGAAGTGAAGGACGCAGCGAACGCGCTGCTCAAGCTCATTGAGGAGACGCAAAAGGGGATGATGCTGTGGAACGTCGTGCTGGGCAAGTTCTACGCCAACACGAACACTATGAGGGACATTTTCAACGACCTCACCGTACACGCCATAGACGTCGATACGCTCGCCGAGCTCGACATGGACGTGGCGCAGCTGTCGGAATGCGGGCTGAACGTACGCGGCCTGGCCGTCTTCAGCGGCTACCTGCTGGGGGAGAAGTTTCGGCCTCTAGGTGTAGTGTACGAGGATAAAAAACCGCTCGACGGCAGGATTACATGCCAGATTCTCGCCGAAGGCGAGGTCAAAAACGGGTACTTCGTGAAAGGAGCCTAAAATGGGTCACACTACAAACTACAACTTCCCGACTTACGAGGCGACCGATTCGCCCAACCTCACGAATCAATACAACACCGCCGTCGTGTCGATCGACACGCATATCAAGTCCAACGAGACGGCGGCGACGAATGCGGCCACCGCCGCGACCAAGGCGCAGGCCGCCGCGACCAAGGCGCAAGGGGAAGTGGACGCCCTCGAAACGCGCGTCACGGCGCTCGAAGGGGCGACGGGCGATTTCAACCCGCTGAAGACGGACAAGACCCTGACCGTCCAACAGCTCGCCGCCGCGAAGGTGACGGCGAACGGAATCGTGTACTTCAAAGGAGAATAGGAATGGCGTCAGAATATACTCCGAACTACAACCTGGATTTGTACGTTTCCACGGATAAGCCCAACCTTCGCGACCAGTACAACGGCGCGATGGGCAAGATTGACAAAGCTCTGCTGGGCGCCAACAACAAGGTGGTGGACTACGGCAACCAGGTCGCGAACCTGTCCACGCGCGTCGAAAACGTGGAGACTACGGTGGGCGGACTCGACGGGCGCATTACCGCCAACACTGAGCAGATTGCCGCTGTCAAGTCCACAGCCGACGGCGCGGCGGCGAACGCGACCGCAGCGAAGACCACCGCCGATAGCGCGCTGTCGCTCGCGCAGACGAACGAGCAGGACATTAATCTTGCGGAAACGCGCATCACCGAGCTGGAGAAAGTACCCGCCGACGTCCAGGCGAACGCTGGCGAGATAACGCGCATCAAGAACATGTTCCCCCTCACGACCGCGAACATCGCGGACGCTGCCGTGACCGCGCAGAAAATCGACCGCACGGCGGCGAACGCCATTCTCCAAGGCCTGACGATTCGATATTTCGACTCGCGCGTGAGCAACGCGGACAATCAGGGCATGGTAGTGCCATCCGGGGCGCAGTTGGCGGGCTTCTACATCCCCGAGCTTTACATCCTGGTCATCACCCGCTGCGCGTCCGTTGCAGGAACCGATATCGGCAACAACGACGCTCCCGTGATGATTCTTCCGTCCTACGTGCCGACCGTCGCCGAGAAGGTGTTCGGCCCAGGATGCAGCTGGATGAAATGGACGAACGATAACAACTACGCAGGATGGTCGGGACTGACGCTCACGGTCGGCAACAGAGGCATCGCGCCCAACACGTCCGAATCTTCGCAGGCGGGCGACATGTGCGGCTCCGTTGTGTTCTATCTGCGTCCGTTCGCCACTGGCGTGAACGTCGCGTCCACGTCCTATGAGAACATGGCAGCGTTCAACGGGATGGTGAAATAGCATGACGAGGATTCTGCATATTTCGGACACGCACGGGACGGCGGGTTCGTACGCAGACTTCGACGCGCTGCGCCGAAGCGTGCCGAACCTGGACGCAGCCGTGCATACGGGGGACGTATGCCCCGCGTGGTGGGAGGACGGCATCGGCGATTGGTCTTTCGCGAACACGCTGTTCACCGTCGGAAACCACGATGCGATTCTCAAGGCGGGCAACGACATGTCGAACCACGACTGGCGAATCCGCCCGACGCAAGAGCAGCTCTACAATCGGTACTTCAAGGCGTGGAAGTCGAACGGCGCGGTCGTGGACGAGAACGCGACGTGGTGGACGAAGGAACTGGGCGACGTGACGCTGATAGGCATCGACCAGACCGTGACGGGCGACGCAATCGCGACGGAAGAAGCGTGGCTCCAGGGCGTGTTCGAAATGTGCCTGGCGGCGGGGCGCGTCTGCATCGTCTGCTCGCACATTTCCAACGAACGGGCGACCGCGCCCGCGCCTGGCACGTGGAAATCGTCCACCAGCGGGAGCTATTATCCCGACAGTTTGGGGAACTACTATTCTTTCCTCACGCGCCCATTCGACATAGCCGAGGCATACCGCCGAAAGGGATTGAAGCTCGCGTTCTGGTTCACGGGGCATTGGCACTTCGATGCGCTCTGGACGCAGAACACGTTCCCAGTCGTTACGCTCAACTCCGCGATTGCGGACGGGTACGGCGATTTGGTGCGCGACGGCAGCCCGCAGGGACGGTTGTGTGCGAACCTGTACGACTACGACGAGCGGCAGAATACTCTGACCGTGTACCGCATGGGCGCATGCAACACGTTCGACGGTCGCATGAGAAAGATGATGGTCGTGAACTGCTCGACAGGCGTGGTAATGACCCAGTGCATGAGGTGATGATATGGCTCTCACGCAGAACCAGGCGATGTACTCAATGTACGTGATAGGCGGCATCGAATCGAATTGGACGTGGACGGCGTGCTACCGCGCCGACTCTATCACCATCGGCATGATGCAGAACTACGCGTACAATGCGAGGGATTTGCTACAGATGCTGCGAGAGGGCGCATCCGACGGGTGGGGCGCGTTCGCGGCGGGTGCGCCCCGCCTTGCGAACGCGCTCGATGCGGGGCATTCCGATTCGTGGTGGACGGGCGTTTACGTGACCGACGCGGAGCAATCCGCATGGTACGAGTACGCCACGATGGATTCGAACCACAAGGTGCAGCAAAGGAAATGGCTGGAAAACGACGTGCCTGCGATGGAATCCCGCCTATCGTCGTGGGGAGCGACCGTCGAGGGCATGGGAGCGCCCGCGTTCGTGATGCTCATGAGCGTCTACCACCAATCGCCGCAATCGGCGCTCGACATAATCAGAACGGTGGGCGGCTCCGCATCGCTGGATTCGGTGTACTACGCCGCGTTGAACCATCCCGTCGTGGGGCAGTACACGAACAGGCAGAACGAAGCGTGGGGCTACCTTCGAGGCTGGGACGGGGAATCCGCGCCGCCCGACTTCGGGCAGGTGGACTTAGGCGGCGGCGGCAACGCGCAGACGGGCGGAGATGACCCGAAGCAGGACTACAGCTACATCATGAAGTTCGGGGGCGTGCTTTGGCTATTCGGAAGCGGGGCGTTGTCGGGCGGCCTCCCGTTCTACCCCGCAGCGGGGCAGCGGTGGGTATCCTCCGTGACGCAGACGAAAGTTGACCCGTCTCCGTCCCCTCCGACTGGCGAAGGAGGGGGCGCTAGGGACAGCGTGGACGGGAGGCTGCAATGGCCGTCCGACACCGCCCAATGGACTACGTACGCGGGGCATCTGGGCATCGACATTCCCGCGCCGCAGGGCAGCGGGACGTACGCAGCCGCCGACGGCATCGTGGTGTACAGCGGCTCCAACTACCATTGGAGCTATGGCAACTACATACGCGTGTACCATCCCGAGCTGGGCTTGCAGACAGGCTACGCACACGGCTACGAGAACCTTGTCAGCGCGGGACAGACCGTCAAGAAGGGTCAGCTTATCCAACGCGTCGGAAGCACGGGGAACAGCACGGGGCCGCATCTGCATTTCGAGATATGGAATATCGATTCGGAAAACCCGTACGCGCCTGGCACGCACACCGACGCGGGGGGTTTCAAAAACTACTTCGATATGGGGTGATATGATGGGCGAAAGCATGTACTGGTCTGGGCATGACCTGCTTACACGCAACGCCATGTTCAATTTCGTAATCGGCGGACGCGGCACGGGCAAGACGTACGATTCGAAGAAGACCCGAATAAAGCACTTCATCAAGACGGGGAAGCAGTTCATATATCTCAGACGCTACAAATCCGAATTCGATGACAGGGCGGAGTTCTTCAACGACATAGTGGGGGAGTTCCCGCAATGGGAGTTCAAAGTCGAAGGGATGAAGGGCTACATGCGGCATCTGGTCGAGGACGGCAAGAAGCCCGAGAAATGGCGGCTTGTCGTGTTCTTCGTCACGTTGGCGAACGCGCTCACGAAGAAGTCCGTGCCGTATCCCGATGTGGACTTCATCGTTTTCGACGAGTTCATAATCGACAAAGGGTCGCTGCACTACCTACCTCACGAGCTGAAGGCGTTCCAGGATTTCTACAACACCGTCGATCGCTTCCAAGACCGCGTGAAGGTGCTGTTCCTCGCGAACGCCGTCGCGCTCACCAACCCGTACTTCATCGGTTTCCGCCTGAAGCCGCGCAAGGGCGCGAGATTCCTGAACGCGCACGGCGGGTACATGTGCGTGGAGACGGTGCAGAGCGACAGGTTCCGCGCCCATGTGGACAGCACGCGCTTCGGAAAGATGATAAAGGGCACGTCCTACTACGATTATGCCGTGGGGAACACGTTCCATGATGACAACGACCGTTTCATCGCGAAGAAGACGAAGGGCTCGAAATTCTATTTCGCGCTCATGTTCGACGGCAGGACGGTGGGCGTGTGGGTAGACTACGCCGAGGGCGTGTACTATATATGCGGCAAATACCCGAAAGACGCCCTGACCTACGTCTTGACAAAGGCCGACATGCAGCCTAATCTGCTGATGATTGAAAAGTCGTGCATGCTGCTCAAAAGCGTGCGCAAGCTGTATATGCAGGGAAGCGTATACTTCGATACCGTGGAGACGCGCGAATTCTTCAACGACGTGTTCGCGTACATCGGACTGTAGGAGGAGACACATGGAGATCGAAACAATCACATCCGTCATAGGAAGCCTGGGCTTCCCTATCGTAGCATGCTGCTTCATGGGGTGGTATTGCGTGAAGCTGAACGACACGTTGCAGGAGCTTTCATTGACCATCAAGGAGCTGACCACGAAATTCGATGACCACGTAGACCACATGGAGAGCTAGGATGCTGAACGGAATAGATATATCGTCGTGGCAGGGCGATATCGACCTGTCAAAACTGGACTTGGATTTCGTCATCGTCAAGGCCACGGAAGGACTGAACTACGTGAACCCGTACTGCGAACCGAAGGTGCAGCAGGCGCGTTCGCTCGGTTTGAAATGGGGATTCTACCACTTCGCACGCGGAACCGACCCGATTGCAGAAGCGGACTGGTTCGTGAAGAACTGCGTGGGGTACTTCGGCGAGGGAATCCCCGTGCTCGATTTCGAAGCCGATGCGGTCGCACGCGGCTCCGAATGGGCTAGGAAGTTCCTAAGCCGCGTATATGAGCGCACAGGCATCCGTGCGATGGTGTACATGAGCCAGTCGGTTACGATGGAACATAACTGGACGGAAGTGGCAAAAGACCATGGGTTATGGGTGGCCAAGTACCCGAACATCTCGCACCCTGGCTTCGACTACGCCCCCGACTTCGAGGGCGGAATCGGCGCATGGGAAACCATTGCCATCTGGCAGTACGCAAGTGACGGACGCATTGACGGGTACGACGGCAACCTGGATTTGAACCATGCGTATATGACATTGGATGCATGGAATAAGTATGCTGGAATGGTACGCGAAAACAAGAACAACGTGCTGGAAAACGAGAAATACCGCGTTGTAATCGAAGAAAAGTAGTTGACATGGCAAGTGGGTTTTGATACTATTCTATGTGTTGAAACCCGCTTGATTGGACACATTATGGGCAAGATATTCTACTCGTACGATGACGGGCAGCTCTACATGCTGCATGGCGAATGCACGCTCCGCACGCTGATGAAGGAGCAGGCAACAGAGAACGGCATGCTGATTCACACGTGCGAAGGTTTGTTCGAACTGGTCGAATATATCGGAGGGAAGCCCGTCGAGTTCGACACGCGCCTTATCAACGGCGACGTGGTTCTCCACCGTGTGCATCAGGTGGAAGACAAGCCGAGCCATGCGGACATGGTGGCGAAGTCCCTGATTGAGGAGCTGTTGCGATGATAGCGTGGATAGGCGCCGCATTGGCGGCGATAGGGCTGTATCAGATGGCCGCCGCTTACGATGCGGACATGTTCGGCGAAGAACGCACGAGAATGTACGTCGGCGGGTTGATGAACGCCGTCGGCATCGTGATTGCGGTTCTGGGATAGGTGCGATATGGTGAGCGTGGTTTGCGCCGTGACGCTGATTGTCGTATTCGGGTTGCTGGCAACCCTGTCTGTGAGATAAAGATGGCACGCATTGATATGGAAACCGAAAACGGTTTCGTAAGAGCGGGATACTACCTGACGTTGGGGATAATGGAACTATGCGAAGCCATGAGGATGGCGAAACTTGATGCCGATACCGTCAATGATGTGAACAGGAAATACGATATATTGTGGAAGGCATATCAGGATGCCTACGAAAACTCGGAGGAAGGACACGAATGACGTTGAATTATGCGGCATGTCTGGGCAATGTGATTTGCATCGGTTACACGGCGATGATGGTAGTGGCCAGCCTGCACACGGGCAATTTCACCTTCATAGTGGCAAGCATGATTGGCATTGCATCCGTAGCTGCCGTGAGCATGATGCATGTGTACTGTTTGCATGAAAAGGAGATGGACGAAAAGAATAGGGATAACGCTGAACCATTTCCGTTCTGCGAATAAGGGATCGACATTTGCACCCTTCCCTTCCGAGTACGCCCCGCCAAAAGCCGATGGGGAGTGAGCGGAGGGGAGGGGGGCCTGTCTCTTATACACATCTCCGAGCCCACGAGACGTAGAGGAATCTCG